GACAAAGTGTTCAATTTGACATTAGAAGTTGAAGTGAGTTATTATGATGTAAGAAGATGATTGAGATAATTGTAAACAACCAAGCGTTAGAGTTTGACGAAATCGACCTGCAAATTACCAAAAACATTGCAGATATACGTGAACCACAACAAAGGCAAAGCGAATGGAGTAAAACGATAACTATTCCTGGTACACCAAATAACAACAAACTATTTAACCACATATTTGATGTAAACAAAAGTATCACGCAATTTCAGTACAACCCAAACAAGAAAGCCAGTTGTTTACTTTTGGTGGATGGTGCAGTACACTTGCAAGGGTTTATTCGTTTAACGGATATTGTCGCAAACGATGAGCAGATTAGTTACAACATAACTATTCACGGGCAGTTATCGGATTTGTTTAACGACATTAAGAACTTAAAGTTATCCGATTTAGATTTCAGCGAATACAACCACACTTTAAATAGGGACAATGTTATTAATTCGTGGGACACGTCTATTATTGTAAATAGTAGCACAGAAGCATTTGAATACGGCAAAGGGTATGTTTACTCACAGATAGCACCCAAACGAGCAACACAAAATTCAAATATTAGATTTTGGAGGGTGGATGATCATATTCCTTGCCTTTATGCTAAAACGATTGTAGATAAGATATTCAGCAATGTAGGGTACACCTATACAAGTGATTCTTTTTTTAATACAGACCGATTCAAACGCTTAATAATCCCATATACTAACTTAGGATTCAAAGCAGACGAAACAACACAGAACACAAGGTTATTTCAAGCACAAGTATCGGGTGCAACTACTTTAAACGCTGGTAATATAATACCCACGTCAAACGATAGCACGGGCGGTAACTTTGACAATGGTAGTAACTTCAACAATAGCACTTACAAATACACCGCTCCTGCATCGGGTAACTTTATGTTTTTTGTTGCGTTAAGTGGTTCGGTTACTATTACAGGTGCATCAAGCAATGAAATAGCAGACGCATTTTTTGGAGTGTATATAAATGGAGTTAAAACATCAATGATAATGTGTGAAGCGTTATCCGTTGGTAATGTATTCACGTTTTTAACCACACAGGGTGTATCAGTTAACGTATTGAGTGGCGATGAAGTGGACATAAGGTTTGAATATGTATTATACAAAGCAAATCCGTCACTTCCTATTGCAACTTATAATTCAATGCAAATAACGGGCGATACTTACATATTTAACAAGGTATCTGCAAATCAATACTTTTATAACAATGTTGTAAACTTTGAAGCATTCTTTTCAGGTAGCGAATACACTCAAAGCGAAATATTAAGCAACTTCGTTAAAATGTTCAATTTGTATGTAGAGGATAACGGAAGTAAGGAACTGCGATTCGTTCCACGCGATGAGTTTTACAACGGTGTTGGATTAGATTGGAGCGAAAAGTTAGACTACGACCAACCGCAAACGATTATTCCAATGGGTGAACTGCAAAGCAACCCGTATGTATTTACATTCAAAGACGGCAAAGACACGACAAACACGGAGTACAAAGAAACGTATAACAGAACTTACGGAGATAGGATTGTAAGAATTGATAATGACTTTGTAAAGAGAGAAAAAAAGATAGAAGTTAGTTTCGTTCCAACCCCTATAAGACAACTACAAGACAAGATTTATAGCGTAATTGAAAGCAAAGATAGCACTGGCGAATTAAGAGTGTTGTATTTTGGTGGTGTGCAGTCAACAAGCGCATACAAAGTTTACGAAACAACCACAACAAGCGTAACACCAATTACCGAATATCCTTTGACCTTGCACATTGATAGCGTTTCAAATATGCAGTTTGATTTGAATTTCGGTGCGCCTTTGTCTATTGATGTTGAACTGAATTTGGAATACAGTAATCAAAACCTTGTTAATCAATACTATTACAAAATGATTAGCGAAATTGCTGACAAAGACTCTAAACTATTTAGAGGGTATTTCCACATAACTAAAAAAGATTGGTTAACGCTTAAATTCAGCAATCAGTATTTCTTTGCGAATAATTATTGGAAACTACAAAGTATTTCTAATTATAATCCCGATGTAGATGGGTTGTATGAGTGCGAGTTTGCACTATCGAAGTATTATGAGCCATCGTTAAGCGTTGTTAAATCAGTAGGCACAAATTGGGCAGATACATACAACGGAGTTAATCCAAGCGGACGCAAAACAAACAACCTTTCAAGTGATAATAGAGGCGTTTATATAGGAAATAATTTAGGAGGTACGGGGGATAACATTGTAGTAGGGGATTTAAATAACATTAACGGAACACATAACACCGTTTTAGGTAGTGAGCGTGTATTTATTCCCGACAATTTTACCAACACAACGGTAATAGGTAGTACAGATTACACGCCAAAAGTAGAGGGTTTTCACGTGGGAGGTTATTTGATGTACCCTAACTGGTTAGCAAGTGGAAACATTGTAAGTAAAACTGCAAACTATACGGCAACGAAAGAAGATTGGATGATTGTTTGCAATACAAGCGGTGGCAATATAACAATTACACTACCAAATGCAACTACCAACAAAGGTAAAATGTTTGTGATTAAAAAGGTTAATTCAGGACACACCGTAACAATCGGAACAGAGGGCGGATTAATTGACGGAAGCGCAACACATAACCAAACAAATAACCATTCGTGGGATCAACTTGTAAGCGACGGAACTAACTATCATATAATTTCAGAAGGACACTAAAATGAGTATAAATACAGCGGTAAATATTGACGTCAATGTTGACGGAACACAGAGTGTAAAACAAGCGTCACTTGCTTATGAGGATTTAGGGGATGCGTTTGCCAAAACCCAACGACAAGCCGAAGAACTTGCTTTGCAGTATGGTATTAACGATGAACGTACAAAAGAAGCAATCAAGACGGCAGGACGTTATAAACAACAGTTAGAGCAATTAGATCAAGCCATTGACGCACATAGAGGCGGTCAAGAGACTTTGTTTAGAGCCGTTCAAGGCGTAACGGCAGGTTTTGAGGTTGCAACGGGTGCGATGGCGTTGTTCGGTAGTGAAAGCGAAGACCTTAACAAAATATTAGTAAAGGTTCAAGGTGCAATGATATTTAGTCAAGGGTTAAAAGACTTGAAAGAATTTGCACCTGCGATTAAAAACCTTGCAAGTGGTGTAACTGGACCATTGATTTCAGCGTTTAAATCTTTTGGAACTGTTGCACGTACTGCCATTGCATCAACAGGTATAGGAGTGCTTGTTGTTGCCGTTGGTAGTTTGGTGGCCTATTGGGATCAAATTAAAGCATCTTTAATAGGAGTAAGCAAAGAGCAAAGTGATTTATTAGACCTACAAACCGAAACAAGTAAAAAGGCACAAGAGCAACTTGATAGCATTAGCGGTCAAGAAAATATTTTGCGTTTACAAGGTAAAACAGAACGTGAGATTTTAGAATTAAAAGTTGCCCAAACTAAAAGCGCAATTGCAGGACTTGAAGCACAGTTGCTCACACAGAAACAAATCACAGAAAGTCAAATTGAAACGGCTAAACGTAATAAGGAAATATTAACGGGTATATTACGATTTGTCCAAGCACCTATTTACGCAATTCTTAAAAGTATTGATTTAGTACGAAGCGCAGTCGGTCAAACAAGTGATTTAGCAGAAAGTTATGTGAGTGGTATTGCTAATTTTATTTTTGATCCCGAAGAAGTAGAAAAAAAAGCGACTGAAACAATACAAGCAACTGAAAAGCAATTGTTGAACTTGCGAAATAGTTTAGCAGGAAACCAATTAGCGATTAAAAAAATTGACGAAGACGCTTACAATGCTAAAAAAGAAAAGGACAAAAAAGAAGCAGAAGATGCAAAAAAGAAACGTGAAGAAGAACTTGAAAAAGAGAAAGCTCATAAAGAGCATTTATTACAAATAGAAAAGGATTTTCAATCTGCTACTAAAAGCGAATATGATGACACATTAGCGCGATTAGATGAATTTTACAAACAGCGTCAATTATTATTATTACAACAGTTAAACAATGGTCAAATAACTCAAAAACAATATGATGAACAAAATGAAGCGTTAGAGAATGACCATTTAAATAAAATAATTACTGCTCAAAAAGACTATGGGCAAATTACTACGCAAACTGAAATTGACATTGAGAATAAAAAGTTAGACGCTAAAAAGAAAACAGTAGAAGAAACAAAGCGTTTAAATGATATTAGAAAACAATCAGAAGAAGATGTATACAATGCTTCACAAGAATTAGCAACAGCGTTAGTCAATTTAATAGGTAATCAAACAAAAATAGGTAAAGGCATTGCATTAGCACAAATTGGGGCAGATACTGCGAGGGCATTAAGTGGGGCATTGGCTAACTCAAATAGTCCTACTCCTGATAACGTCGCAACTGGGGGATTAGCAGGTATTGCAAAATATTTAACACTTGCGACTGTAATTGCAACAAATGCAAAAAGAGCAATTGATATTGTTAAAAGTGGTAATGTAAATAAATCAGGTGGATCTGTTGGTTCAATTTCATCAGGTTCGGTATCAGTTCCATCAACTTTGCGTTCATCTAATATAAACGTAGGTAACGAATTTGTAACAGCGGATAGAAGAGTATATGTATTGCAGGGCGATATTACCCGAACAATTAACAACGTAAACAACACACGTGCGGTTAGCGTGGTAGAATAAAGCCAAAAAACTAAAAACACTATTTATATATATGCTACCTATTTACAAGTTAGTAATTAACGAAGAAGACGAAACGGGGGTTGAATTTGTTTCACTTGTTACAAACCCAGCCATAGAAAAGGACTTTTTATATTTTAACAGACACGAGTTTTTTAACGACTATCCGCAAAGTGCATCACAAAATGCACAACGTGGGATTAACCTAAATGCAAAAGTCAACAACGATTGCGCTACGTTGGTAGGGAAAAATCGTTCAAGGCAATTAATTGCACGTGAAAATTTATCCATTGAAACGATTAAACGCACTTATTCCTATTTGAGTAGAGCAAAGGAATACTACAATCCAAACGACACAAAAGCGTGTGGAACTATTAGTTATCTGTTATGGGGTGGTGATGAGATGTTACGATGGACTGAAAGAAAGTTGGAAGAGTTGGAATTAAGCAAAGCACGAAAGAAGTTTGCTATTCAAGACGAAGAGAAAAGAATTATCACAGGCCCTGCAATGATTGCGGATTTACCCATTTACAGATACGACGATGCACGTGGGGAATATTATGTAGTATTTGACAAAGCAACCATTTTCCAAATTGCTAAAAAGTGGGCAATGGGGGACAAATACGATAGCGTTAATATCCACCACGATAAAGCAACAAACGGACTTTCACTATTTGAATCGTTTATCATTGATCGTGAACGTGGAATGTTACCTCCCAAAGGATATGAAGAAGTAGCGGATGGCAGTTGGTTTTTGTCGTATATCGTGAATGACGAAACAATATGGCAAAAGGTAAAAGACGGAGAGTTCAAAGGGTTTTCCGTTGAGGGATATTTTGATTTTGATGAAAGCCAAGAACAGAAAATAGTAAACGCATTAATGAGCAAGTTGAAATCCATTGCAGGGAAATGGAACGGAAAAAATTGAGCCAAAAAAACCAAATCACTAATTATATATAAAAATGAACAGTAAAGAAGTAATTCAGGAAATACGCTCACTATTGGGGTTTTCCGAAGAAACTAAAACAGAAATGGCAACAGCCACATTGATTGACGGAACTATTGTTGAATGGGAAGGCGAACTTGCCGTTGGTACTGCAATTTTCGTTCAAACTGGCGAAGGCTTAATTCCAGCACCTGACGCAACTCACGAAGTAGAGGGTGGAATGTTAGTTACAACCGTTGACGGAATCGTTACCGAAATTGTTGAAACTGAAACCGAAGTAGAGGTAGAAGTAGAAGCATCTGAATTTGCATCATTGGAATCGTTCAACTCGTTAATGTCAGCATTCAATGACGCAGTTAGCCGTTTAGAAGCACTTGAAAAGAAATTAGTTGAAACTGAATCAAAGTTCAATTCAATGAAATCTGTATTTAGCAAAACAGTTGATTTAGTAGAAGCGGTTGCAAATCTACCAAGTGAAGAGCCAACAAAAGCACCATCAAAAGAATTATCTAAAAAAGAGCAACAATTCGCAAACATTATCAAATTAGCACAACAACTTAAAAAATAAAAAAATGTCATTCGTAGTATCATCATTAGCAAATTACACCGACGAGCAAAGAACCGATCTTTTGACTCGTTCACTTTTTGGAAGCAAAACAGCAGAGATGTTGTTTAACGCAGGTCAAGTACAAGTAGGGGTTAAGAGTGCATCTGCACTTAATATCTTGACTTCAACTGTATTTTTCCAAGCAGATGGATGTGGTTATA